GAACACAAGAATTGAACAAACTTGTAAAAACAAAGCGCAATTCTAAGGACAAGGGTACCAAGGAATTGGCCACCAAGCTTCAATCCATGAATAAATTGGAAAGACGTAATCGTCAACAATTCATGAGTAGAGTTGCAAAGGGTGAAGATTCTCGGGTTGTTTTGAGAAACGCCGATAAATTGCAACGCAACCGCACAGCTAAGCAAAAGCTCGAAGCTGAACGTAAACAAAAGGAGCAACAAGAGAAGGAGCGCAAGGAACTTGAACAAAAGAAAGCTCAACAAGAAAAAGAAAAGCAAGCCAAATTAAGATCAAATACCGCAAAAATGCTTCAGGGTATGTCGAAACTTGATAGAAAGAATCGACTCGAATTTATGAAGCGTTTGAACAAGGGTAATGATCCAGCTAGAGTCATAGCTAACGCCCGAAAGAGGGATGCGGATAAGAAGGCTGCGGCTTCCAAACCAGCTCCAAAGCCACAACCACCACGGGGTCGCGTTGCTCCCAAGACCAAAAAGATGAAGGCCAAGAATCGGGCACGCAAACCAAGTGCCAAGCCATCTTATGGTTCAAAAAAGGGTAAGAAGAGAAGATAATTTCTCAAATAATATAAATGAAGTCCAAGGTAATTATTCCGATTAGTAACTCTGGAATTCTGAGTGCACACGGTTACAGTGATGTGCGTGACAAATCCGAACTTTCGAGACATCGCGCCCTCGCTAAAGTTATCAGAGCAGGTGAACCACCCCTTGGTCTCTTTAGACGTCTCAATGTTTTGATGATTCTTTTTAAGAGGACAGATCCCAAACTTAGTAAGATTTTCAAGAAGGATCGAGACTGGGTGAAACAAAAATATATGTAAATATAAATATGTATGCCTATTTGATGGGTAAAAAGCGGGTTCCAGAACCTATAAGAGAACCAACCCCTGAACCAGAACCAGAACCAATTGAAGAACCAGAAAAGAAAGGTAAGTTGCGTTATGTACTCATAGCTGTCGCAGGAATTATATTGTCAAAGTTAAAGACTTAAAGCGATTTCCATTTAATGGGAAATTGTGATGTTTGTTGTGAAAAGTTCAACAAAATAAATCACAAAAAGGTTGAATGCCCCTTCTGTGATTTACAGAGCTGTCGCGCGTGTTCACAAAGATATCTCCTCTCTATCGCCGATGACCCACATTGTATGGGGTGTAAGAATATGTGGAACCGGGAATTCGTAGATTCGTTTTGCACAAAGTATTTTCGTAATACAGAATTACGCCGCCACCGTGAAAACATACTTTTCGAACGCGAAAAAACATTAATGCCCGGGACACAACCAGAAGTTGAAAGAATACTTTCAATGAGAAAACTTCAAGTCGTCATAGGTCAACAAAGAAGTAAACTTATAGAACTTCATCAGACACATAAGATATATTTACCCATAACTATTGATCGACCTATACCACAAGATATTTTGGATCTCCGAGAACAAATGGAGGAAACTTACCGGGAACTTGAAAGGTTGCGAAGAGGTGGGGAACTTGTTGTTGGTCAAGAACCAAAAAAGTTTATTCGTAAATGTCCAACCGAAGAGTGTAAAGGTTTTATGAATGAAGATTGGTTTTGTGGTATGTGTGATAAATACTTTTGTGAAAAGTGCAACGAAAAAATTACAGAAGATCACAAATGCGACCCCGAGGCTGTAAAGACCATGGAACTTATAAACAAGGATACAAAACCGTGTCCAAAGTGTGGTACCATGATACACAAACTCTCGGGGTGCCCGCAAATGTGGTGCCCGGAATGTCACACAGCTTTTGACTGGCGTACTGGTCATGTTGAAACGGGGAGAATCCACAATCCACATTATATGGAATTCAAGCGAGGGCGTATATCCGGTAGAGAGCATGCAGACATACCTTGTGGTGGAATCCCAACATTTAGAGAACTTCGCGAAATAAATGCTTCGGATGACATTATGAGATTTGCTACAATTTTGTATCACCTTGACAGAGACTTGATATACAGATACGGGGACTTATACGACAATGACAATCAATATCTACGAGTTGTTTATATGCTCAACGAACTCGAAGAGACTCAATTCAAGAAAGAACTTCAACGCAGAGACAAACAGAGGGAAAGGTTTCGGGATATTAACAATATATTTAGAATGCTCATTGATACTGGTGGAGATCTTCTAAGACAGTATGTGATAGACCCAGAAAAGTGCGACGAAATAATAGATGTTGCAATAAAACTCATACAATACGGAAATGGTGTACTAAAGGTTATCAGGAAGCGGTACAATTGTGTGACCCCACACGATATTAATATTTTTTAATAGTAAGATGTTGACCATTCTTTTTCTGATAATATTGGTTCTCTACCTAATACCTACATACAGAGAACCTCGTGTGGTATCCAACTTCATCACAGATGAAGAGAGATCATACATAATGAGAGAAGCTGACAAGAAATTGAACATATCCATGGTCACACAAGAAGCTAAGGTTGACAAGAAGATAAGAGATAGTGAAACCGCTTGGCTCAGTTTAAATGATCCGGTAGTGAGAGAAGTCGCGGAGCGTTGTGTATCATTGACAGACAGACCACTTGTAAATTGTGAAAGTCTTCAAGTACTTAAGTATGGCCCAAACGGATTCTACAAACCACACCAAGACGTAATTAGGGGTGATAAAAACTACAGAATGTACACAGTCATATTGGCTCTCAACGACGATTACGAAGGGGGTGAAACGGTCTTTCCAAACATAGGAAAGAAATTTAAGTTGAAGGCGGGTGATGCTCTCATTTTTCACACAGTTGATAATTATGAACTTACCACGTCCAAGGCTTTACATGGTGGGAATCCTGTAAAGTCTGGTGAAAAGTGGATTTGTAATCTTTGGGTACACAAATACCCTTATAATGCAAAAGCTTAGACAATTTCACCCCTATCTACGAGCTTCTTACGGTTAATCATATGAAGTTCTTCAACATCTTTCTTATTTTGACCAACGTATGGAACGGCATAGCCTTCTTCACACATCCATTTATTGACATTGGTCCACACACCATCTTCGGACACCCAAACTTCCGCCAAGATACGACCAAACTTTCCACGTGAGTCTCTTTCTGGGCATCTGAGTTCGATCTCAATATCATCCTTCTCAGATTCCACAGCCTTGAGGCACCACTCCTTCAATTTCTTCTTGGAAAGAAGACCAAATTTTTTTTCTTCTTTGTCAGATGTTCGAGACTCTGGAGTATCGATGCCTAGGAGGCGCACTCTCTGACGAGTACAGACATCAAAGCCGAGGTCAAGGGTCACATCAATGGTGTCTCCATCAACAACCTTTTCAAGTGAGGAAACTTTGTAGATAAATTCACAAGGTTCTTGGGAGTAAGTAGTCATATAATATGAGTCAACATTTTTAGGTCTGAGACAACAGATCATCATTCCCCTAGTAGGTAAGAGTATGATCGTTTTAATTTATTAAATGGCCATCTGTTCCACCAGTTCATTTAAGATAGATAAGGAAAAGAATCGAAGTTAAAATTAACATGTTAGACGTTCACGCCCTGGCCCAAGAGGTATATACGCTGGGAGGAGGGTACTCCGAGCGTGTATACCACAATGCTATGGAGGTGTTGCTACGCAAAGGTGGTATTCCATATGAAACGGAAAGGATTGTTCCAATAACATTTCAGGGTCATGTCATTGGTAATCTCAGAGCTGACATCATAGTCAATAATGAGATTGTCCTCGAGTTCAAGACAATCAAGACCCTCAATGATCAGACAGAGATGCAGGCTCGAAACTATCTGAGTCTGACTGGGTTGAAGAAAGCGTATCTGATAAACTTTCCTCCGTTTCCTGATCGGGAAGTTGAAGTTCGTTGTGTTGTAGAAGAATCATTAGGGGAAACAGTCTAGCCATTATCTTGTAAGTTTCTTTCGTCTCATCATGATATTTCTTTGGATCTTTGAGACCATCTGTTAATATCTCACGAGCCATGTCTATGTGATGCAAAGCCTCACTTACACAGAACTCTTCATAGTCAGTCATTACATAGAGATATACCAGCTTCTTTAAGCTTTGGAACACATTGGACAGTCATGAAGTCTTGGAAAGCAGATCTTACATACAAAGTGATCGCATTTCCTAAACTTGAAACATTTCCCTTTATTTGAACAGACTGGGCAATCCATATAATCATTTGATTCCAATACTTGATTTTCAAATCTCCAAAAGCAGTTGGTGCACACTTTCAACCTTGGGTCCATCATCTTGTAACAAAGATCAAAATTGGGACACTTCTTGTCTTTCTTCATACTATTATATAGTTGGTATATATTCCCAGTGTAAATCACTGCAGATTTTCTTCCATATTACATCTTGTTGGTAAAGCTTCTCCTTGGACTTGAGAAGAGGAAAGTATTGTAAGTACTCATCTTCCCCCAAAAGTTCACAAAACTTGTAAAGAACATAAGAATAACTCAAAAAGTTTTTTCTTTCGGATGGACAATTATCGTCGAAAGGTTTTTGTATATCTTTGAACATAATACGTAACCTCTCCTCCAACTCTTGGGGCATATTTGGGGCTTTGATACCGTTCAATATATTTGTGATATATGGTACGTGTTCGTAATACTTATTTAGTCTCAATTT